TGAAGTTTGTCGAGTTGGTTGCAACGCGAGAGGGGCAGGATACGCTCCGTAATCTGGCTGCTGAAGCTGGGTTTAGTGTTAAGGGTGCGCATACCCGTGCGTATGAGATGTTGAACCCGCAAAAATCGCCACATATCGTGAAGGCGTTGCGTGAGCGACGGCGCGAGTTAGCTGAAAAGTATGAAGTAACGTATGCCCGTCACATTCGGGATTTGCAGCGGATACGTGACGAGGCTTTGGAGAACGGTGCGTACAGTGCTGCGGTACAGGCTGAGAAAGCGCGGGGCTTGGCCCAAGGTGACATATACGTCAACAAGAGCGAGATTCGTCATGGGTCGATTGACCAGATGTCGAAGGAAGAGGTCGTAAAGGCTTTGAACGAACTGAAGGCCCAGTTGGGTGAGAAGGTGATCGATGTCGAAGCGGACGGAGTCGAACTTCTGGAAGGCGCTCAAGGCTAACATTGAGAAGCTGGACTCGAACGTTGTTTTGACGCGTATCGAGAACAGTCAGACGCCGGGTATCCCAGATTTATTGTTGATGGACCGTAACAAGCGGTTGCATATGATCGAGTTGAAGGTTGCGAAGGGCAATCAGGTGAACTTGTCTCCGTTTCAAGTGAGCTTTGCGGTTCGGCATCAGGGCAGCCCATGCTGGGTTTTGGTACAGCGTTGGCGGCCGGCGGACACACAGGCGGAGTGTTTGTTGTATTCAGCGGATCAGGTGATGGATGTATCGGTGAATGGGATGCACAAATCGCCGCCGCGTCTTACGTTTCCATGTTCTGGGGGCTATAGTCCTCTTGTTAAGTATTTAAGTCAGGGACCCCTTTGAGCCTCAGTTTAGATTCCACAAGTGACGTTCAGAAATTACGTTTAGAGTTGCGTTTGAAGCAGCTTGAGCGTGTGGAATCCTGCCAAAATAATTTTTTACCATTTGTGAATGCTATGTGGCCGCAGTTCATTGCGGGTCGGCATCATCATTTGATTGCTGAGAAATTAGAGCAGATCGCCAATGGTGAGTTGAAGCGGTTGATCATTAACATGCCGCCGCGTCACACGAAGTCTGAGTTTGCGTCGTTTTTGTTTCCGGCGTGGATGATAGGGCGCAATCCGGCGATGAAGATCATACAGGCGACGCATACGACCGAGCTTGCGGTGAACTTTGGTAGGAAGGTTAAGAATCTTCTGGAGCAGGACGACTATCAGGAAATTTTTGATAATACGATCTTGTCGGCGGACAGTAAGGCGTCAGGGCGCTGGGACACGAAATCCGGTGGTATGTATTACGCGGTGGGTGTTGGTTCGAACTTAGCTGGTCGTGGTGGTGACTTGATTATTATTGACGACCCGCATTCGGAGCAGACGGCGATGTCGGCGAGCGGGTTTGAGAACGCGTGGGAGTGGTACACGGCGGGTCCCCGGCAACGTTTACAGCCGGGTGGTGCAATCGTTCTGGTACAGACACGGTGGTCTGAAAAAGACATGACGGGAAACTTGATCCGTCAAATGACTAGGGACCCCCATGCAGATCAGTGGGAAGTTGTGGAACTACCGGCGATTTTGCCGTCTGGCGAGCCTACGTGGCCTGAGTTCTGGAAGAAAGAGGAGTTGGAGTCTGTAAAAGCGTCGATTCCGCCGTACCAGTGGAATGCGCAGTATCAGCAAGCACCGACGTCAGAAACGCTGGCGATCTTGAAGCGCGAGTGGTGGAAGGTGTGGGAAGGCATCAATATCCCGAACTTGCAGTATGTAATCCAGAGTTACGATACGGCGTTTTCGAAACGCGAGACTGCGGACTACAGTGCGATTACTACTTGGGGCGTGTTTTATCCAGAAGAGGCTGGGGGCCCCGCGAATCTTATACTGCTCGATGCGAAGAAAGGGCGGTGGGATTTTCCGGAGTTGAAAGACATTGCGTTGGAGCAATACAAGTATTGGGAGCCAGAGACGGTAATTATTGAGGCAAAAGCCACAGGGACCCCTCTGACTCACGAACTGCGGCAGGTCGGCATACCGGTTGTAAATTTCACACCAAGCCGTGGTAATGACAAGTTATCAAGAGTACATTCTATCTCTCCGTTGTTTGAAGCGGGGATGATCTGGGCCCCGGACGAAAGCTGGGCGCACGAAGTGATCGAAGAGTGTGCTGCATTTCCGAACGGAACCCACGATGACTTGGTGGATAGCACGACGCAGGCGTTGATGCGATACCGTCAAGGCAATTTTGTGAACCTGCCCAGTGACGATTGGGAAGACAACTATGGACCGGCTCAAATGATTTCAGCGGCAAATTATTATGGATAACAGTTTTACTTTCGGAGAACGTTTATGACTGTCCCTGTAATGCTTATGAGGCTGTTAGCGGCGGCGAAAAGCCGCGCTATGAAACAAGGGCGCGAGTTGGCAGAGGAGTCTATGACTGCCGTCACTCGGAAACGTTTGGAAGCAAAACAGCGTAAAACGATTGATGAAATAAAAGATTTGCGACGTCAGATCAAAGAACAAACACCCCCGGACCAGTTTCCACCCGAAGGTTTTTCACAAGGCGGTCGTGTAATCGGACCGGGGCTCTCGGGCCTGTTGCGTGGTTACACACAGGGACCCCTTGCACGTGTTTCACGTGAAACACAAGAACCGGTAGGCATGCGCCGTGGTGGCGGCATGGGGGTACTGCCCGGCGAGATGGATTTCAGAGGATTTCCTCCGTCCTTTCCGGTTGGTATAGCAGCGCCTCCAGAAATTTTGCCTGCATACACTGTCCCTCCCCAAGCAGCGGAGCAACTAGCGGCACAAACAGTGCAACAACAACGCCCTTCTGATTTTACGGGTACATACAACGCACCTGTGGGCAGGTTTGGCACCGCACCAAACCAGACCCCGTTTGAACCGGGCATGTTGTTATACGAAGGCACGGACGTGTTACAAAGTCCGATCGCACCAACGCCAGCGCCTGCTCCTGTGGCTGCTCCTGTGGCGACCCCTCCGCAAACCACCGTTGATTACACAAACATAGACCCCGTAATACCAAACGTTCCTGCTGGAATGACCGTGGTGCCAAACGTGTCTGCCGGGATGACGGCGGGCGGTAGCGGTCAGAGCGGCTACGAGGGTTACACTGGCGGAAGCACCGGATCGACTTTGATAGAAAATTATCAAAATCGCGGCGGTACACGAGACGATAGTATTGGTGACTCTGCGGACGCCCCGGCAGATCCAGTAGCCGCCGATCCCGTGGCTACTACGCCGGTAGCTACCACTCCTGTAGCAACGACGCCCGTTGCGGCAGCGCCTGTCGAAACCACTCCGGCGGCGGTAGCCGAAGCCCCTGTAGCCGCTCCGGTTGCAACGGTTCCTGCCGACCCTGTTTACTTGCCCCCTGCAGAGGTAGCCCCTGTGGTCGCTGGGCCATCTGCAGCAGAAATATTAGCCGCTGAACAAGCTGCAGCAGACGTACTCGCAGCACAAGAAGCAGAAGAATTACGAATTGCCCAAGCCGCCGCAGCGGCACAAGCCGCAGAACAAGAGGCTATTCGCATAGCAAACGAACAAGCTGCTGCCGAGCTACTGGCACAGCAGGAAGCAGAGCGGATTGCAATAGAACAAGCCGCAGCCGTTGAAGCAGAAAGACTTGCCGCCGAAACGCTCGCTGCACAAGAAGCAGCGGCACAAGCGGAAGCTACGAGGCTTGCAGAAGAGGAGGCTCAGAGAATCGCGGCAGAGCAGGCAGCCGCAGATGCGGCGGCAGCACAAGCGTTAGCCGACGAACAAGCTGCTTTAGAAGCCCTTGCGATTAGACAAGCCGCAGAAGAGGCTGCCGCTCTTGCCGCTGAACAAGAAGCCCTTGCAGCAGCCGAGGCAGAGCGTGTTGCAGCCGCCCAGCTTGCTTCAGAGCAATTGGCAGCACAACAAGCTGCACAGTTAGCCGCAGATCAAGAAGCAGCCGCCCAGCTTCAAGCCGCTGAACAGCTTGCCGCCCAACAAGAAGCAGATCGTATTGCAATGGAAGCACAGATAGCTGCCACGCCTGATCCCGATCCTATTTACGACGCACCTACACAGGGCGAGCTTTTGCAGGCCGCAGAAACTGCACAAGCAGCGGAAGCGCCATTATTTACTACACCGACAGAAGCAGACATGGCGATCGATCGAGGAGCGTATGCTCGACCGACCGGTCTGGGTCTTGCCGGTATTCAATCGTTACTCAATCGAGTGAATCTCGACGTAGCAGACA